AGATGAACCTCACCCTCAAACATCTCATACTCACACGCCTGCAAATCCATTAACAAATAGAACTCCTATTGCTGATGATACTATCGGAGATGCTGACTAAACATTATTAACGTCTAAATTAACATTATTTAAATTATCTTCTGATAAAGGTTGTCTCTCACAGGTAACACAACCACATTGAATCCGTGTGCATCTGCTTCTCAAAAAGTAAACTAATGTTCCACTAATACATGCTGATAACATAGCGACGAATGACAACAACCATGTTCCATTCACCTCAATAAAATGAGTAAAAGTTTCTTTATCTAGTTCAGACATTTATTATAACAAAATAAAATAATAAATAAATATAGATGAAGGTGAAGAAGATCAACAAATTCAAGACACAATTGCCTAGTTCTTCTGCTTTTACCATAGAAACCGACCCAGACTTCCCAAAACTGCATACGCTTTGTATAGCATCTGGTAAGCGTGGTGGAGGTAAAAGTGTTGCAGTAGCTAATTTAGTAAAAAGATGCAAAGACAAAGGATATTTTGACCGAGTATATTTAATCACACCAACATACAAGTCAAATAAATCAATTTGGGATATAGCAAATATAGAAGAAGAAGATGTGTACGAGCCGACAATATCTGTTTTGCAAACGATCAAGGAGAATGTAGAACAAGAAAAGAGAGATTGGGACGATTTTCTGAAAAAGAAACAAGATTATAAAAAATATAATAGGGAGATGCAGCAAAAACATGTTAATCATATAGATCCAGATGAATTGATTAATTATTATGAGATGGGTTTTATGAATGGAGAGAAGCCCGAATGGAAATACAAAGTTGAGAGACCACCTAGATTAGCCGTTATCATAGATGATTCACTAGGAACAGATTTAATGGCTAAAAGAACTGCTGGATTGACCAACCTCGCAATACGCCACAGACATGTGGGAGACGGTTTAGGCATTAGTATGTTTATGTTAGTTCAAAGTTATTGTGCTCAAGGAGGTGTTCCAAGACCAATTCGTGAAAATTGCACACATTTGATGTTGTTTAAGATCAATGATAAGAAACAAATTGACAAGGTAAAAGAAGAATGCGATTTGCCAGTCACAGATGAAGAATGGGAAAATATGTGTGACTATGCTCATAGCAAACCCTTTAACTTTCTTTTTATAGATTTTGCACACAAACAACCATGTCAGCAGTTTAGAAGTGGCTTAGATGAATATATAGTCCCGCCTAGTTTAGAAGGAAAATGTAATTGTAATAAATAAAAATTAAAAAAGAGAGATTTAACCCAAAAGTTACTTTTCTCATAATTCTCTCGAAATTTGTTTTTTAAAAGTTAAAAATATTTTTAAAAGTTTATATTTTTTAGTAGAAATGTAAAAAAAATAAAAATAAAAATAAAATTGATTTGTCTTTTTGGTTTGATAAGATAGATACTACAATGAGCTACAAATCCATGAACCAAAGTTTGACTGAAGAAAACAAAGCTTTGAAGGAGGAGATACAATTCCTTTTGCAATTGCTACATGAAGCAGTGTTTCCCAATGAACCTGATGTACCTGATGACAGGATTGAAGTTGAGAAATGTTTTCTAGATGGCGTGTTGTATTATAGAACTAGAGAAAATGTCTTGGTAAATCCAAAGGGTTTAGCCATAGTAGGAAGATATGTTAACAATAAAATAGTCAAATTTACACCATTAGAATAAGATGTATTATAAACTTACAGACATTTTTTATGGGAGAGATTTAACCAAAAAGTAACTTTTTGCATAATTCTCTCGAAATTTTTTTTTAAAAGTTAAAAATATTTTTAAAAGTTCATACTTTTTTAGTAGAAAGGTAAAAATATATATTCAAATTATATAATGAAATCAGGATTACGAACTGGAATTCTCTCAGACAAATCTGTATTAATTAGTTGCGCCGATCAACAATCTATTCCGTTTAATAAAATCAATTTAGCTGCTCGGTCGGGTACTAAAATCTCTCGCCCTCAGAAAAGTATTTATATGTTCAACAATTTAAATATTACACCAATGCAAAAAGAAGAACTTATTAATGACTTTGTTTTACGCTCACAAAAAGCAAAACCTTTAGTCATTCCTCCAAGAATATATTCTACACTGTCTTTAGACAAACAAAATGCTTTAGTCAGGCAGGTAGTTACTCAAACATTAGCAAATGACCTCGCCCGTGACCAAATAAATGCTGTAGTTGGACTTGGAAGTGTTGCATCAGATGATGAGTCTGTTTCACAGTTAACAACTCGACCTGGAAGTCCAGAAGCTGATTATCCTTACTCAGATAACGAAGATGAAACTGATGCTAATGTTCCTGAAAATGATGGTGATACTGGCGAGCCAACCAGAGAAGAAATAATACAATCTTATAATTTAAGACGTGGACAAATATTCGGAAGAAATGCATTTGGAGTTACTGATCCTATGGCTATGAATCCGTCTATTAATGCTCCACCAAGAGTGCCTACAGAGCTATTGCAAAGTAGAATTACTGGTTTTGGTCCTCAATTTCAGCCGCCACAGCCACTTGGTGGACGTGTAAACAGACACACTCATTTTATTTCTCCAGCAGGTTCAGGACTTTCTGCAGCAGATAGTATGAGATCAACAAATGGAAATGGCAACGGATCACACTATGCAGATCCCATTATGAGCGGAGGCACTAGTAGAGGTCCAACAAGTAGAATGAACTTAATGACGGGAGATGTAGTTGACAGAACAGACATGCATCGCCCTATGGGCTACCGACCTTAAATGCTGTTTTTCGTAATGCAATATAAAAAAATGTGTACTTATATTATAATGACTGATTGTTCTTTTACCTCAATTGACGAAATGCCAAGATACGAAGCACCGAATCCATTTAAATATGACAATCTTACTTTAGCAAAACGCAAAAAGGAAGTTGAAGCAGCTTTTAGAGACTATCCACATGTTCCTCCAAGTATGATTGAAATGGCTTGGGACTTGATACAAAACAATTCAGAAGAAGAGATTGCTGACATTATTAATAGTGGGAAGTGGAGCAACGCACCAAAAAAAGAAAGAGCAACAGGAGGTGTAGTAAAAAGTATGGTAATTGAATAAATTTATTGTCTATTATTATATAAAATGTCAGAGCAAATTGTATCCAGTTTTAACCTGTTCGTAGATTCGGACAGAGGAAGTCCCAATTCCATCTCCAAAGGTGATGATTATCACTTAAATCTTACTGGTGTAAATCTGGACGCTGAAAAAGGACAAATCATTAGATTAACGGTGAATAACTTTAGCATGTATAAGACCTTTACTAACGTAAATGCCCATAATAGCAAGTTTATATTAAGAAATAATAAAGCAACTACGCAACTAGAGCTTCCTCACAAAAATCACGATACAATCAGAGCAATTGCACAAGATTTTGCCGAAACACTTAAAACTCAACTTTTAATAGATGCTAGTGCTTCTACTGCAACCTCAATAGATATTTCAAACCTTACACCTGTTGCTAGTGCTGGAGTGGCTGGAACATCTAACAATGTCATTTCATTCAAACTCATATTTAAAGATACCAATGATACTCCAACCGCTCATGGTGTCAGTAATGTAAAGGTGCAGTTCTATGAGAAGTTACCAACTACAAATGACGACTCAGATGTGTTTAGCCTATTAGGAGGTAACCGAATCCATGACAACACCGACACAACTACAAATAGCATTACTGTAGCAGTAGGCACAAATGATATAACTTTTACTTGCTTATACCCTGCCCAAAGACACACTGAACAATTTGTATATTTGAGAACTAATCTAACGAGCAATAGTTTAGCAACTTCTTCTCTTGAGGCAGGTAATCATGATCACGATACCACGAATGTTCATCACACAAACATTTTAGGAAGATTTGTAATTGACTCCGAAGTTGTGCAATATGCTGCTGGAACAGGGCGAGAATATTTTATTGACCTTCCTACTCAACGACACGTCAACAACATTCGTCTCTACCTTACAGACCACCATGGAAGAATGCTTTCTACTTTTGGCCAAGAACAAAACACTTTAGGCAATTTAAATTTTAATTTAGTTCTCCGTTGTGATATTATTCAGCGAAGAGCTCCCAATGAAGGTTTCACACCACCAGTTCAACGAACAACACCTGCCAGATTCTCCAATCCTATATTACAACAAGATGGACATACACGAACCTAGTCAAATTAGATAAATTATAATATTATAATTAAAATAATTGTCAATATTATAAACTATGAGTTACAGTCCTCAGCTCTCGTATTTTCTTGACCGCTTATCGGGTTTCTCTACTAACATCTTTCGATTAGAACCCCAAGGAAGCAACAGCGCAAAAGCAAACAACATCATCCGCATAACTCTTCCTGCGAATAGTTTAGTCAATTTCAGAACTTTTGCTCTCCACTTTAATGCTGCAATAACTAGTGCTAATGATGAAGGTCGCCTTCCTAACAAAATTGATTCTTTAGTTGAAAGAGTTGAAGTCACATTCGGTGGCGTTCAGGTATCGGCTGGTAACAACATGTACAATGTTCTCCGCCATGCCAAAGATGCTTTGATGGGTGATTCCACAGACCCTATTCTAGGTCACCCTGAAGTTGTCCGTGCTGAAAGCTACCACATAACAAGTGGCATAGCATCTAACAAGGAGGTAGCTGCTCCTTATGTTATTGACAAATGGGAAGGCTTTTTAGGCACAGTTGAACCAAAAATTGTAGATTTATCATTACTTCCAGAATGTGTAGTTTCCATTTATTTAGCAGAAAACGCTGTTTGCATTGATGCTGCTGGAACTGCTTTAGCTACAACTGCCTCCACAGGATTTGATATATCTGCTGCATCTCCAGCTCCTGTCTACGAACTTACAAACATTTATGCTACAATCGAAACCATTGGGCTTGCTGATGGAACGTACGATTCTATGATTTCACAAATGATGAGCCAGGTCGGCTATTTAGAATTACCCTTTAAACAATATATTTCATTCCAGGACACTACTGCCAACAACATGCGCTTCTCAGTTGCTACCCAGTCGTTAGACAGATTATGGCTTGTTCATCGTGATACAGCCTACAACACTGCAGGAGGTGCTGTATCAGTCACTGGACACAAAGTTTCGGGTGCTTTTGTTGATGATGTTGCAGGTCAAACTGCTGCAGATATTGATATTGGCATCCCTCAATTTGATATTGGTGGTTCATTAGACTACAACAAAGAAAAATACATTTCGAAATACTTCAACTTCTCTGAACCTGCTGGTGGTGTATCCAAACATCAGCTTCAATTGAATGGTGCTTTATTTCCCCAGTATCAAGCATCTGTTGAAGACATGTTCCAAATCAGCAAACAGTCTGTATTAGGTGGCAGACATCAGATGAAATATGGACTTCGCACTATGCGTGACAACTATGCTGTCTTTTGTGTTCGCCTTAACCTTTGCGATAGTGAGTTCAGTCGCCAGCTAAGTGGGCTTGACACAAGATCAATAAATCTCTCAGGATTTTATAATATGTATGGCGTGACTGGTAATGGTAAATCAGTGAACGTATTTGTTGAATGTAGCTCTTGTCTCAGAATAGGACCCAACCTTCAGATAGAGGTATTACAATGAGCATACAAAATTAATTTTTATTTTCAATATTTTAAAAATTGATTTAAAGATAAAACGGAATGTTAAGGTATAAAAAGGAATATGGCTGATTATCAAAAAGCAATAATTTACAAGTGGATTTGCGATGATTGTGATGAAGTATATGTAGGATCAACAACTAATTTTACTAGAAGAAAGCATGGACATAAAACTGCTTGTAATAATGAAAATGATAAACAGCACCACCTGAAAATATATCAAACAATGAGAGAATATGGAGGATTTGAGAACTGGCGAATGATTCAAATTGAATCTTATCCTTGTCAATCAAAAAGAGAGCTGCAAGCAAGAGAAGAGCATTGGAGGAAAGAGCTGAATGCAAAGTTAAACCAATTACGAGCCTTTGTTACAGCAGAAGAAAGAAAAGAGCAACTCACAACATATAGAGAAGCAAACCGAGAATCCAGATTAGAGAAGCAAAAAGAATGGAATGATAAAAACAGTGATTTAAAAAAGGAATGGTATCAAAACAATAAAGAACGTATGCAAACTTTAGCCAAAGCAAAGTATGAACGCACCAAAGAGGTTGTTAAGGCAAGATCAAAGGCGAGATATGAAGATAAAAAGGAAGAAATTCATGCTAAACAAAAACTATACAACGAGAAGAACAAAGATAAACGAATCGAATATATGAAGAAGTATCATGAAGATCATAAAGAAGCAACCAATGCCAAACGTGCTGAAAAAATTACTTGTGAATGCGGTGCGTGTATTCGAATATCAGGTTTAGCAAAGCATCTCAAAACTCAAAAGCACATCCAACTAATAGAAGCACAAAATAATGAATAGGTTTATTATATTTTTTATGTTTGAATATAATAAAATGATCATCCCAAGTTTAACTGCTGGTCTTTTAGGAAAAGAGACAGTACCTATGGTGTCGCTCGTACCAACTGCCTCATTCAAACGAGACAATTTACTCACTAAAAACCCACCTTTAGGGTATGTAGATTTACTTAAAGATGGTCAACGGCCGGCAATGCATAATCAAACCACAAGCATCGATACTTCTAGACGAGTTCTGATGTGCAAAAATGATCTTCGCGTGAAAATCGGCAGACCAGCCAAAGATAGATTTGCTTTGGGACAAGTTACAGGTGTAGGAAGAAAAACAACATCAATTTTCCCTAGAGAACACAGAAACAATGGCAGAATAATGATACCATCTGATTCTCATACTGCAGGAAGATTAAATAAATTAGGCATTCCAAAATAAATCTCAATAATATATAAATATGCAAAGAATACCACATTCAACTGGTGTAGCAAACAATATAATCGAACCAAATTTAGTAGATATTGAACTTGACGCAGGAAGTGTTGCTGGAAATTTAACATCATATTCTATCAATGGTATCACAACTACTCTAAACAGTAAATTAGTTCAAGTGTACACAAATACAATAAATCCACCCGTTAGTGTTGGGCAATATATTGTTATATCGTTTTTTACATCTTTGAGCAACATTGACCCAGATGCGATCAATGGAGTGAGAAAAGTTCTTGCTATAACAGGTTTTGACAACAACCTATTGACCATTGAGGCGGATACAGAAGCTTCAGCAACTGGAAACGCAACTCTTGGTGCTGGCAGTAAAACGTTTACCATTAAACCCATTCTCAGTGTAATGAACAACAACACAATCCGATTTTATGTCACAAGTGATGGTGCAAGTAGATATTTAAATGTTCGCTACCATGAAAATGGCATAGATTACACTAAAGATATAGTGTTACTTGATGTTTAACCATAATTATATTCTACATCTGCAGCTCCCGTGAAGCCATTTACCGAGCCATGGCAAAATATCCTGCCTCGAGAAACGCATATAAAATCAAATCTGACATCTCTGAATGTGCCATCATTCGTGCTATCATCTTGCTCCTTAACGTAAACACTGAAACTTGAAGTTGTCTTTGAATGATAGGCTATCATGTAATCGTCAAGATGCGATCCTATTGCACCACCTGTAGTTATAGATTCAATGGTCAAACTGATCGTGTAATTGGTCGATGTCGGTCTACAAGTCTCACCAAATCCTATTAAGTATGACCCAGTGCCAGTTTTTACAACTGAAAATTGAGGTTGATAATAGTTAAAGTCTGGACATGGCGCTGTAGGAGAAAAGACTGAAAAACCAGAGTCTCCAGGCCTTTGCCATTCAAGAGTACATCTCTGTCCTCCTGAACTCTCAAACCAAAAAAGTTGGAATTCATAAGCTCGTCCTGCTATCATTGTAAAAGCTCCAACTGTCGTTATGTATGCTTGAGTAGTGTCCATAAGACAAACAGTAACCGCAGAATCAAAGGGCAAAGTGGAGTCACGGATTTGTAAACGAGAACCATCGTCAGATCCAACACGGAACGTGTATGACCCTGTATAAGGAGCATAACTCACCCATGACCATCTAACCATGAATTTATCTGAAACATTTAAGTTTTGAAGTGTAAGATTAGAGTTATTTTCAAAAAATATAATTGAAGGTACATAATTGGTGTAATAAGAGAAGTTACCTGTTCCAGGATCTGCTCCAAACTTGTAGAAGTTGGTAGAATTAATGCTAATATGGGATATTACATCAGCAAAAGATGAAACAGAACTTGACCATCCGTACCATACTTCTATTTGAGCGGTTCCAAGTTGAGTATAAAGGTAAGAGGGATACATGGTTTGCTGTGTTCTGCTCACCACTTGATCGTTAAATAAATCACAAACTACCCCACTATTCACGAAATTCGTTGAGCCTGTAGTGGCAACTGAATCGAAAGGAGTAAGCGGATGTTTTCCTGCTATTGATGTACTGAACTGACCTGTCAAAACGTTGAGTCGGTCAAAAACCCCTCCAGACGTTATCAAGTTATTGGAGTTTAGAGTAGGAGTAGTATCAACTGGTGTGAGGGGATGTTTGTTAGCCAAATGTTGCGTTAGAGTTGTGCCGCGTGATGTATCACCCCCGCCTGTATAAAGTTCAGAACAGAAAATCGGCAAGTAAGCATCACTTTCAGCATTGGAAACACCTAAACCAGGAAATGAGAATACCGAATTCGAAAATTGGTTGCTATTAGGTAAAAATGATGTGCTGTACAACAAGGTATGAAGTTGATAAGATTGTGAATCATTATCACCTAGTCTGAGTGGGTCAAAGCCCTGCGTGCTTATATCATCTATTTGCTGTTGAATGTCGCTGGTCACATTACTTAAATAGCCCAGTTCGATAGCACTCACAGAACTAGGCCACACGAAGGAAGCATCCGGTTTGTCGATTTTATCATCAATTTGCTGTTGTATGTCGCTGGTCACATTTGATAAGTAACCCAACTCGGATTCAGTGACACCACTAGGCCAAACGAAGAACGGATCTGGTTTGTCTATTTTGTTTTGAAGAAGAGATGTAATTGTTGTTCCAGTAGAAGAGGAGTCACCGCCAATGTAGACATTCGAACAAAAAACAGGAAGATAAGCATTTTCTGCGATGTTCAAAACACCTAAACCGTTAAGAGTAACTGGCGATTGCAGGGCTGAGGTATTAGCTAAAACAATTGTAGAAAGGTCAATACTTGTAAAAACATGCTCTTCTATCACATTATCAAGATGTACTGCAAGGGTTGATGTGAATATACCAAAATCGAGTATGACGCTACTTGGATTAGGTAACGTTACTGTACCAGTAAAGGTAGGGCTAACAGTAGATGCTGATATTTGACTTGTAATGTGGTTGTGAGTACATGCCATAGTTGCCAAACGAAAATCCATAGATGCATTGAATCCATAGGAAACATCATGAACTCTTGCCTCTATAAACTGGAAACTTGGATCAGTAAGTTCTGATACACTAGCACCAAACAAAGCATGTTGAGGTAGTTTTGCCGCGTCGGCGTTTACTGTGAGATAGGTAACGCCACCTACAGTAAGATTGTTAAGATAGGCTGACTCAGTTGGAATTAATGACCCAGCAGCAGAAACCAATGGATTTATGGAATTTGTGATCTGACTTTGATTTACCTTATCGTTTTGGAGGTTAGTAATATTTGAATTTATAGGTGTTAGTTTTGTGTTCACATGACTAACTACCGCACTGCAACTAGGAACATTTGTAGTGCTAGGTGATGCACTATCTATAGTACCTACCCGATGTCCAGAATTTTGTCCTGGTAAAACTGTCAAGAAAGATGTTTGAATACCCTCAAACCAATTTTCAAGTGCTGCTGCTGTCACCAAAGAATTAGTAGCATTATTTTCTTCAGCACCACCAATTACAAATGTATCTAAAACAGTAGTATTAATTGGTTGACCATTTACCTTCAGGGTATCTTGCTTACTTTGGAGAAGTAATTCATCAACTCCATCGTGATCTAAACCAGTAGAGTGAGCGATTCTTTTCATTTATACTAAGAAAAGATAATAATATGAGTGTTGGAACAATTTGGAGAGAAAAAAAATAAAAAAATATTTTTTTTATTTTTTAATGGTTCTCTCGAAATTTATTTTTAAAAAGTTGAAAATATTTTTAAAACATGTAAATATTTAAGTGGAGGTAGGTAGAAACTGACTAAATTAATTTATATGTTTACATTATATGAAAATATATAAGTTCATTAAGATAACAGATAATGATGATCATAGAAACTTTTGCATCGATGTAACTTCAATGAGTGATTACAGGATCAGAGTCTCTATTCTATGGAGTAAGTATTTGAAATATTTAGACAACAAAGGACAATATAGGTCTGTATTTGAAGTATTAAATAAAGACTGGTCAGCATATTGCGTAGGTCGCTACTGGTGCAATGATATAAAAGATGTAAAAGCAAAGCAGGCGGAGTTAGTTCATTTTTATCAAAGTAAATTAAGAGATTACAAACCGAAAGAAGTTAGTTGTGTTGTGTCTTTTGCTTGAATTATTCTATATGCCAATTGGGGCAGGCCGGAAGAAGTTTATATATGACAGGGCAGCCTATTATAAAGAATATTACAGAAAGAACAAAGAGGATTACAAAAAAAGAGAGGATTATAAGAAACAAGATGATGCAAGAAAGGCTTATTATGCAAGATACTACAGAGATTGGGTGGATCAAAAAGATTGAATCTCAGCGAAAATAACTTAAAGACATATCTTAAACTATCTTATACAATGCCAAAGAAGCCAACCGATTACTCCCGATGTGTAATGTATCAGATCAAATGCAATGACCCAGAAGTTGATCATGTTTATGTGGGTCACACTACAGACTTCACCAAGCGCAAAAGCAAACACAAGACGGATTCAAAGTCTTCCGATCGCAAACTTTACCGAACCATACGAGAGAATGGTGGGTGGGACAACTTCAAGATGCTGCAGGTTGAGACATTCCCATGCAACAACAAACGTGAAGCAGAAGCAAGGGAAGATCAGTTGATGACTGCACTGAAAGCCAATATGAACCAGATACGAGCTTTTATGACTGCTGAGCAGATCTGTGAGCGAAAAAAGCAGTATCGTGAAGCAAACAAGGAACAGCTTGCTGAGCGACGCAAGCAGCATTATCAAGCAAACAAGGAATGCAGCAAGCAGCATTATGAAGCAAACAAGGAACGCATTGCTGAGCAACAGAAGCAGTATCGTGAAGCAAACAAGGAACATATCAATGAGCAACAGAAGCAGCATTATGAAGCAAACAAGGAACGCATTGCTGAGCGAAAAAAGCAGTATCGTGAAGCAAACAAGGAACAGCTTGCTGAGCGACGCAAGCAGCATTATCAAGCAAACAAGGAACATATCAATGCAAGGACCAGAGCTTGGTATCAGGCAAAGAAGGAAAGCATCAAGCAGTATCGTGAAGCAAACAAGGAACGTATCAATGAGCAGCGAAAGCAGTATCGTGAAGCAAACAAGGAACGCATCAATGCAAGGACAAGAGCTTGGTATCAGGCAAAGAAGGAGCAGTCATCTCTTGCAGCAAAGCAGCTGCTCAATGAGCAAACATGCTGACAGAGAAGAAGCGTTGCATGAGCAGACACGTTGGGGCTGAGGTTACAGGTTTACAGTCTACTAATTTTTTTGATAAAATAATCCACATGTGTCTACCTAGCTCTACCTTTGTACTTTCACTTGTTTTAAAGATTTTTGAAGAATAAAAAAATAAAATTTGAGAGAAGGAGTAAAAAATATTTTTTTTATTTTTCAATGGTTCTCTCGAAAAATAAAAATAAAAGTTGATTTTTTTATAATTTATGTAAGTTTACGTAGGTGGAGGTAGGTAGGTGGGTGGACATAATTTAAGGGAACTATTATACT